GCTGCAACGGTTTGTTCGGTGTAATACTTATAGAACACACGCAATATTGGTATAAGTGCCATAACTGGCAACCCAATTAGGTTTCCCTTAATGCGGCTGATGCAGGTCTCGCCTGCCCGTAGTTCCGTAACAGTCCAGCCGATTTTGGTAGTGGCACGAATAATCTCCGGCCCCAAAATAAAGGTGTCTTCACCATCGACCGTACAAGGATAAAACCTGCCACTGCAAAACGCTGGGTACTTATTGAACAGCATTTTCGACTTGAACCCCAACTTATCGATGCTCTCAACCAATGGCTTGAGCAACGTCTTAGGTTTCGGGTGTCTGACAGCTATCAAATTATCATCTCCCAACGCCAGCATGGCATAATCGGTAACACCTATCATGTCAAACGCCCAACAATGGGCCATGAAATTCAACAATGTGTTACCAAGCGATGTGTTCTGGTCGCCACTCTTGCGAGTGTTGTTACAACGATACTCGTGGTAATTGCCACGACCAACTGTGTCTCGTTGTGATTGCAAGGCATATAGTACCTCTTTCGACGGTTTGAACCTCTTATAGACGTTCATCTCCGCCTCAAAGCACCCGTGCCCTTGACTTGCATCATACTCAGAAAAATCATTTTCTAAGAATGAATACCCCATAGCATGGTATTTTTTAAACCATGCCCCTATCATGACTCGTGTTAAGCCCGAAGCGTACACGAATTTGGCAGTCAAGTAATCAACACCTCCATCAAAATGGTTAGCCACGGTAGTAATAAAAGGTCCAGTGATCAAATTGACATTAGACACTTTAAGCCCTTGTATACCACGCGGGTTTTTACAATAAACAGGCTTACTACACGTAGGCAATAACAACTCATTCTTGATGAAAAATTTTCGTGTATGATATTTCTGAGCGGTAAACATGACATCATCATTTTGCAAAGCATGCATATAACTCTTTCGTTTGGCCGGTGGCTGGTCATCAATCCAATCAATGACTTGCTCAACATGA